GCCGGTCGCGCTCTTTCTGTAAACTTTGATGGTGTCAATACGACCGCCACCATGCACTTGAAAACGCTAGTCGGGATCGCCCCAGACACGGGCATATCCCAGACCCAGCTTACTGCGTGTGAGACCGCTGGCGTGGACACCTATCCAAGCGTCGGCGGTGGCGCGCAGTATATCGGAAAAGTTTACAGCACTGGCGGCAACGAGTACTTCGACAACGTCTACAACCTCGACTGGCTTGTCTTCTCGCTTCAAGTCGCAGGCTTTAACGCCTTGGCAACTACGAGCACGAAATTGCCCCAGACTGAGCCAGGAATGGCTCTCTTGAAGGGTGCCTACATCAACGTTCTTCAGCAGGCGCTGGCTAATGGGTTCATCGCTCCCGGTACGTGGAACTCAGCGGAGTTGTTTGGGAAACCTGCCGACCTTCGTCGCAACATCCTCAATCAAGGCTACTACATTTACAGCCTCCCAGTGACCCAGCAGACGCAAGCAACGCGAGAAGCTCGCGAAGCCCCGTTGGTTCGCATCGCTGTCAAGTTCGCGGGCGCTATCCAAAGCTCCGACGTGCTTGTCTCCATCAACAAGTAATCCACCAATCCCATGTCCACCGTCTCACTCACTGGCCAAGACACTCTCGTCATCGGCGGCATCGTCCTCACCGACGTTGCCGACGGAGACTGGTTCACGATCACTTACGACAATGATCTTGCCAATTTGAAGCGGGGCAAGAACGGCAATTCGATCTTCGCGGAAAACTCAATGGGGCTGGTTGGCACGGCCACTTTGCGTCTGATTCGTGCTTCCGATGACGACAAGTCTGTGGACGCGCTGCTCCAGCAGCAACTCCAAGACTTCTCGTCCTTCGTGCTGCTCGACGGACAAGCAACGAAACGCGCTGGCGACGGCATGGGCAACATCACTTCAGACACCTACAAGCTCCAAGGCGGCATCTTTAAGCGGATGGTGGATGCGAAGTCCAATGCGGAGGGTGACACGGATCAGAGCGTTTCGATGTATCGCTTCGAGTTCGCGAACGTCTCCCGCCAGGTGTTCTAATCAATCGGCTCCGAGCAAGAAGAGGATCGTTTCTAGGGGTCACGAATCCTCGCACCGACGCCATATCGGGCTTGCTCGGAGTCTCTCGACCCCGACCAATTTATGCAAGACCCCATCACACTAAAGAGCGGCTCGACCTTGGAAGTCGGGATCGCTTCGTTCTCCGCAGGCCACCGTCTGATGAAGACGGTAGCCAAGGAGCTATCACTGGTGAACTTCGACTTGAATCTGTCGAACTTCTCCGAGTTGTCTGGTCAGGACATTAACGTCCTGAAGAACGCCATTTTTCAACTCCTTCAATCCGACTCTTTGGAGGCGGCGCTGATGGAGTGTGCCAAACGGTCGCTCTACAACGGTCAGCGGATTACCCCGCAGACCTTTGAACCTGAAGACGCTCGGCAGGATTACCTGCCCGTTGCGTGGGAGGTGATGAAAGCAAACCTTTCCCCTTTTTTCAAGGGGCTCGCCTTGTCGTCATTGACAAACGAAAAGCCGACATCAAGCGCCCAGCGATCCGAGTAACAATGGACCAAGAAACGCTCATGGCTCTGAGATTAGCCCGTGAGGGTTTTGGCGGGGGAGACCCTGCTCGGATTTCCGCCATGCCTACCAATATGGTCCTCGATGCTTGGGAGTTTGTGAATTTCCAAGCTGAATACGAGGAAACCACAAGGGAGATGAACAAATGAAAGTCGCTGAACTTTTTGTAGAGTTGGGTTTCGCCGTAAAAGGGGAGGACAAGCTCAAAGGATTTGAAGCGTCCCTGATTTCCGCTGCGGCTGCGGCAAAGAGCTTGGTAGCTGAGTTGACCACTCTAGCGGATTTTAAACCCCCACAGCAAGGAACTGCCGCTCCGACAACCGCACAGCAGGTAGCTGCCCCCTCTGGAGTCCTACCCCCGATACTTGCGCCTCAAACAGCCATACCACCTTCGACAGCAGCATCTCCTGGAGCTGCGATCAATCAATCGCTCAAGAGTTTCGGCGTCTTCGCCAAGCAGTTGCTCGGACTAGGATCGCTGGCGGTCATTTTGAGGCAGCTTGGATCGGCCTTAGTTGATATGACTAAGTCAACAATTAAGACCAGTTTTGCCACGGACAAATTTGGCAAGGCCACTGGTCTTTCGCGAGAGGAGTTGTTGAAATGGCAGTACGCCGCTGGCAAGTCGGATGTCTCACCAGAGTCTATCCGAGATAACCTTTCAAACTTGGCCCAGCGGGCTTTTGAAATGAGGTACCTTGGGCAACACCAAGAAGCTGCCAGCCTGCTTACTGGTTGGGGGTTGGATATGCAGCTATCCCCCGACAAACTGCTTGAGCAGTTCGGAAAACGATTTGCCAACAGTTCTCTCAACGAAGCGCTGATGATCGCCAAAGTCGCTGGAATTAGTCCCGACGTAGCTTACATGATGCACGCCAACAAGGGCGTCATCCCGACTAGGCCACCAGGAGAAGCTCTAAGCGCAGAGCAGCAATCAGCCGTTATGAAAGCTGGAACGGCCCTCAATAATTTGGGGACAAGTATCTCGGCGCTTAAAGACAAAGCTATTGCCGAATTAGCAGTCAATTTTATGGATTTGGGTAAGGGACTTTCTTTGGTTTCTAGTTTCTTTTTGGGTGACGGTGGGCGTCTATTATCCGCGACGCTGCTCGCACTCTCCGCATTTAATGCGCAAGCCGTAGCGACACCCGCCTTACCTGCGCAAAGAAACTCTGGTCAGCCTAGCGCAACGACCTATAACGTCACCAACAACAACCAAATCGACGGAGCTAGAGACCCAAATATGGTTGCCCGTGAAATCAGCGAGGCCAGTTATCAAGCTCCGAAGAATACCGGCCCATGAACATTATCCCGACGGACTCCACCAGCATCTACTCGATTCTCAGCACGCTTGCCGTGCGGGATTCGCAAGTGGTGTTGGTGCGTCCGGGAAACCCGCCTCCAGGCATCGCTGGATTCCTCTTGGACTTGGCAGAAGAAGACACGTCGGAACTCGAAAGCGACATCACTGACCACTACATCGAAAACAACACCGCCATTCAGGACCATATTGCTTTACGTCCCGAAACGATCACTCTTACAGGGCGAGTTGCAGAGCTTGTAAAAACTGTCCCAACAGTGCGCCCGATTTCCCCGGTCCCAAATACGATGCCTGACATTCCAGAAATGCAGCCAGAGTTCACGGATGAGCAGCAACTGGATCAAGATGAAGTTGCCACGACCACAGCCCAAGACGCCGCCGCAGTAGCCTCTTCCGCCAGCCTTTTTGGTTACTACCAAGACCAAGCCAAGCAACAACCGGGGCAGACCAAGCAGAGCTACATCTACAATTTCTTCTACCAACTTTGGAAGGGACGGCAGCTATTCTCAGTTGAAAGCCCGTGGGGCATTATGGAAAACATGGCGATCCAAAGCGCCTCAGCCAAGCAGGGGGCTGAAAGTAGGTCGGTGACGGAGTTTACAATCACCTTCAAAAAAATCCGTGTCGCACGGGCAATCACCATCAACGCCGGTCTTCTCACCGGACGCCGCACTGGTGGGGATCAGTTCACCCCAAGTGTAAACTCGGCTTTCGCTGGTCGCGCCCAGCAGATGCAGTCAACGGAGGTTCGCAGTGGCATCGTCGGTGCGCTTCAACCAACAGCGACCCAACTGGCGAACTTCAACGGATACTGGCCAACCCTCTGATGAAGATTGTCACCGGCATCACCTCGCAGCCAAAGCAGACTATTTTCTTCGTCCTGTCCGATGGGTCGCAGGTGTCAGTGTATCTTGAATACAGACCTCAACAACTTGGTTGGTTTGCAAACTTCAGTTGGCAAACATGGACGTTGAACGGTTTGCGCCTCGTAGCCTCGCCCAACATTCTTAGGCAATGGGGAGAAATAATCCCCTTCGGGTTCTCTATTCAAACTCAGGAATTTGTGGAGCCCGTCAATCAAACGGACTTTTCCCAAGGAATCGCCAGCCTTTACCTTCTCGACGCCGACGACGTAGCATCTACCAACGAGACAATTTACGAAGGGAACTGACGTGGAAAAGTTCAACCGAATTTATTCCCTGCAAGTCGAGGTCTCGGCAGGGTACTCCGTATCGCCGTATTCGCAATCGGCCAATTACAACGTCGAAATCACCCTGCCAAACACGGTTGAATTTACGATTACTAGAGCCCTCCTTGGGTCATCTCAGACAGGGTCGTTCAAGGTCTACAATCTCCAAGAGACCGTGCGGACAGCAATGCGGAAAGACTATTCTCACGCTTCACAACTCCGAGCAATCAAGTTTCGTTGTGGTTACGCGCCCAGCGAAGAGTTTCAGCTCCCTCTTGTGTTCAACGGCACCGTAAACACTTGCTTCAGTTACCGGCAAGGAACGGATTGGATCACCGAGATAAATGCTTTTGACGGCGGGTGGCCAATGGCCAACGCCAACAACGTCAGCATGACCGTGGCACCTGGGGCCAGCGCCGCTCAGACCATCGTGATGCTTTCTCGCCAGATGCCAAATCTCAGCGGGACACCCATCGTAGGTGATTTCCCTATTCGCAACCTGCGAGGAGAAGTTCTCTTTGGGAATATATGGACCCTCATCCTTGAAAAATCTAATGGGTTTGCGGCTGTCGACAACGGGCAAGTCAAAGCGTTGAATTTGAACGAGGTATTTCGAGGACCAATCACACTCATTTCCGAGGAAAGTGGTTTGCTCGGAAGCCCAAAAAGGTCTGAGACCTTTGTTGAGTTAAGTATGCTGTTTGAGCCCAGCCTCAGTGTTGGCCAAATCGTTGAACTTTACAGCACCGTCGACAGGAGCCTGAACCGAGATTGGAAAGTTTTCGGGTTTGAGCATCACGGTACTGTTTCCCCGTCCATTTGTGGAGAGCTGCTTTCAAGCGTAAAATTATCGCTTCCTCCCGACGCTTTCCGCATTGTCGCTGGACAACCTGTACTATGAGCGAGCCTATCACCAGTCCAATTCCACCGGACCTCCGTTCGCTACTAACGGACTTGAAAAAAGAAATTTTTTACGGGCTCAACTGTCACCAAGTCGGAGTAATCGAGTCTTTCAACAAAGGGCTTCAAACCGCCACGGTGCAAATTCAAGTCTTGCGCAACATCGGGAACACTCAAGTGGCCTATCCGCTACTGACGGACTGCCCAGTGGTGTTTCCCAGTGGTGGCGGAGCATATCTGTCCTTCCCAGTAACCAAGGGCGACCCGTGCTTGGTCCTGTTCAATGATCGCGACCTCGACCTCTGGTTCACGACGGGTAACGTGGTTGGGCCAAACAGCGCCAGAGCCCACAGTTTAAGCGACGGCATAGTGCTTGTAGGCATTCGCAATAAAGCTACCCCACCTCCAACCACGGACTTTGGCACTGTCACTCTTGGATTCGGAGCCAGCCAGATACAGATAGGGCCAAACGGAACCTATATCTCGCTAATTCGGTCTAGTGATGGGGTTGGTTCAGGAGCAATTTTCGGAGACAAGATCAATTTCTTTAATGCTTCTGGGTCTCTCAAGGCACTGATGGAGCAACTTTGTGACACCATGACCGCCTGGGTGAATACCGGGGGGTCGACACCGAACACTGCAACTCTTGCGGCAATTACGGCTGTCAAAACCAAAGCGACTGCGCTATTATCCTAATATGCCACAACCATTCCGAGGCATCACCGCCGCAAACGACTGGACCTTTGGACAAGGCCGCAATTCCTACTTCACAAAAGAGCAAGCAATCGCTGTCGACATCAAAACGTCGCTGCTCTTTTTCCTGAACGATTGCTGGTTTGCCATGACCACCGGCATTGACTGGTGGAACCTGCTTGCCTCGAAAGGTGAAGTGGCAAAGCAAAACATCTTGCTCCAAGCTCGGCTAGCAATCATTCAGCGGGAAGGCGTGGTGCGGATTAACTCGGTCGAAGCTGTGACCGACTCAGCACAGCGCCGACTCACCATCAAGTTCAACGTGGACACTATTTACAGCCGAAACCTTACTGGCTACGCCCAGCTCCCATGAACGCAATAACCAACACCGGAATCAGCCTTGATACTCCTGCTGAAACGCTGGATCGGTTTCTGGTAGGCAGCACTGCGTACCCAGGGATGAAGCGGATTTACGGCGATGACATCAACGTCAACCCGAACTCTCCCGACGGGCAATTCATCAACCTCGGAGTCCTGATTACGCAGGATATGCTGCAATTCGTGGCCAGTGTTTACTCCAGCTTTGACCCCGATCAAGCTGTTGGTCGAGGACTGGATCAGCGTTGCGCAATTAACGGTGTTATCCGTCGCGCTGGAACCTACACTTACACCCCTGTCACCGTTACAGCTACCCAAGCTGTTACCCTTGCAGGACTCAACACCGCGCCCGATGCGCCGTTTACCGTCTCCGACGCGGCTGGCAACCGATTCGTCCTCGTTACCACCTACGCTTTTGGCGCAGCGGCCTCGACCTCTTTGGTGTTCCGCGCTCTCAACCTCGGAGCCGTGCTGACCGTCGTCAACACGATCACGGTCATCAATACCGTGACCTTGGGCATCAGCACGGTAAATAACCCTGCTGTCGCTACCACTACCGGCACCAACGAGGAAACGGACGCCGTTCTTCGCCTCCGTCGCGCTCGGTCGGTTGCGCTTGCCAGCAAAGGATACTTCCAAGGTCTCTACGATGCTCTGAGCAACGTGACGGGTGTTACCGACGTGCTTGTCTTGGAGAACATCACAAACACCACTGACGCCAACGGTATCCCCGCCCATTCTATTTGGTGCGTCGTGGCAGGCACCGCCTCTGCGACGGACGTGGCCAATGCCATTTACCTCAAGCGCAATGCTGGATGCGGCATGAAAGGGGCGATCAGCACCAACGTTACCCAAGCCGACAATTCCCTTTTCGCCGTTCTCTATGACGTTCCGGTTGCTCAGAATATCTGGATTCGTTGCACCGGCACTGCCGTCACCGGGTCTTTGGATGCCGCCTACCTCAAGACATCGCTTTTGGCCGGAACACCCTTTCTGGAAGCTCTTTCCTACGGCATAGGGGAAAAAGCGACTTCCTCAGACATCGTTGCCCGATTGCAAGCCCTTGCTCCAAACGGCTCTTTCTCGGTTGAAGGGGTGTCTCTCGACGGCGCTACTTGGACTTCGCTGGTTGCAACAACTGGAGTGAACTATCAATTCGTCCCCGCCTCGGCTCGCACGACCATCACAGTCGTTTAACAAATGAGCCTGACAACCCTGACTGATTACTATGCCAGTTTGCTCGCCTACCAATACCGGGGGTTGCCGAACGCAGACAGGCAAGTAAAGCTCTGGGCCAGTCAGTTTCTTGCCGAAAACCTCGCGGCTTCGTTGCTCACCTGCTTTGACTTGGACACGGCTGTCGGGACTCAGCTCGATGTCCTTGGGAAGTATATTGGGGTTTCGCGCAACATTGGAGCACCAACCCCAACACCGTATTTTGGATTGTGGACCTATGCAGAGACAACCCTGCTCCAAGCCAACTACCAAGGGACTTGGAATCCGACTACCAACACCCCGACAATCACCTCCGCGACGGCTGGCCAATGGTGGGTGGCTGACAGCGCGGGAACGGCTACGGCACCGGTGGCAGGGGCGTTTGCCTGCGGGGACGTGCTGCGGGCGCTCGGCTCAACCAGCTTCGTCAACTACACCGAGGCATTTATCTACCCTTACGGTGGAAACCACCCGAACGGGAATGGATTAACTGGGTACGCCTCAACGGGGATCAATCCGAACGGAGTGTTCTATGATTACTCCTTCGCCGAAGGACAGAACACGCTGTTGTCTGACGCAGCTTACCGTGCAGTTCTGAAGCTCAAAACAATTAACAATGGGGGGCACCATACGACTGCCTCCATCACCAGTTCTTTGTTTACCATGTTCGGACCGTCTGTGGCAATGACCGACAACACGAACATGACGATGAGCTACATCGTGTGGAGCAGTCTCGGACTGACCGAAGCTCTGTTGCTGGCGTACCTCCCGCGCCCAATGGGGGTGGGCCTCACCGTGACAATTATTAACGTCAACCCCACGCCTGGAGTGGGTGAATTGCTTGTCACCGAAGATGGATTCACTATTACCACGGAAGACTCTGACTCGATTATTACTGAACCAACATGAAGACGCTCCTTCGCTCTCTCGTATCTATTGCCCTGCTTGCGACCGCATCCCCGCTTTGGTCCGCTGACGTATCAATAAATTCCCTACCAGCAATCGGGAGTGTCAGCAGCTCGACCGTTTTGCCCGTGGTGGACGTGTCGGGTACGCCAACAACCAAGAAGGCAACTGTCACCCAGCTCATCAACGGTCTGCCTGTCGCGACGGGCAGCACTGTCGGCACCATGTCGGCTGCGGACAAGGCCAAGCTCGACGCCGCCACGGACGCCAACACCGCCAGCGCCATTGTGCGCCGTGATGCGTCGGGGAACTTCACTGCGGGCACGATCACCGCTGGCACTGTGACCGGATTGGCCAACCCAACCAACGGGTCCGATGCAGCCAATAAAAGCTACGTCGACGCCAGCGCAGCCGGTCTCACCGTCAAACAAGCTGGGCGCGCAGCAACGACTGCCAACGTCACTCTTTCGGGCGGGGCACCCTCAACGCTCGATGGTGTTACGCTTGCTGCTAGCGACCGCATCCTCGTTAAAAACCAAGCCGACCAAACGCAGAACGGCATCTACTACGTCTCAACTTTGGGCAGTGGCAGCAACGGCACTTGGACGAGGACCACAGACGCCGACACCGGCGCAGAACTCGACACCGGCACTTACATCTTCATCTCGTCCGGCACCGCCAACGCAAACGCCGCCTACACAATGGTGACTCAAGGACCGATTACTCTTGGAACATCACCCATTGTCTGGGCACTATTCTCACAGGTGACGAGCATCGCGGCTTCCAGCATCACCGGCCAACTGATCGAAAGTCAGATTCAAGACGCAGCGATCAACACCGCCAAGTTTGCCGCTGGCCTGACGCCTGTTGAGATTCTCGGGACGTTGCCGACCACTGGCAACTTTCCGGGGAGGCAGGTGTTTCGCACCACGGACTCAAAGCTCTACCGATACAATGGGACGGCGTTCACTGCTCAAACGCCTACGTCCGATCTTTCTGGATCAATCGAATATGGTCAAATCGCTGCCAACGCCGTTCGGGCCAATGAAATTAACGCGGATGCAGTCGAGGCCGGAAAAATCAGTGCCGGAGCAGTCAATACTCGGGAACTCGCAACTGACTCGGTTAAATCCGCTCAAATCTTTTCCGGGTCCGTGACTGCCGATAAAATAACCGTGGCCAATCTAGCAGCGATTAACGCCAACCTCGGCACCATCACGGCAGGAAGCCTGACTGCTAGCTCGTCGGTATCTGTTGGATCAGGTGCTCAAGCCGTATCCATCACGTCAACAGGTCTCTCAATCGGTGCTAACCGTATCAGATTTTATGGTGGGGGAGCTAACCCCCGAATGGCTGTTTTTGGATTAGGTGGAGACTACATTGAAATCAACGGAAATAACAGCGCAGGAGTCACTGCCGGACTCTATTTCAATGACTCTTCAGCAAACAACAAAGTAGTTATTACAAAAGCGGGACTCACCCTGACAACCGGCACTTATATCTCTGCTGAAAGTGGCTCCAACCTTAATGTTGCCGGAGCTAATCTCAACCTCACGTCGAGCGCATATCTTACGATGAATGCGTCCAATCAGATTATTACAAACTCGAATATATTCCTTCTCGGAACATCGACCCTCGACGTGGCCTCTGGCTCAAGCATTATCATGGAAACAGGGTCATCTATTTTAGGACCTGGAAGCATTAACTTAAACGCTGCCACTGGCAACCCCGTCAACATCGTCACTTCTTACACGGCTACCGCAGGAACTTTCCAAGGCTACCTTACCGTTAAGATCAACGGTCTTACCAAGCTCATTCCTTACTACGACCCGCCCTAATCCCATGCCCTCCATCCCTCGCAAAACTCAGAAGATTTTCGGTGGCTCTCTCACCCCGGCCAACAACGTCGCCGTCTACGGAAGCCTTGCAGCCGGGGCTCCTGCTTACCCCAGCACGATCACCGACCTGACGGCCATCCAATCCGCTGCTTGGCTCCAGGGGCTGACTCCGGCACTCATTGGGAACCGTAGCCCCGCGCTCGAAGACCTTAACGGCGTCTTCTTGGTGCTGTCTCAGCAAATCGCCTACCTGTTGCAATCGGGCATCCCCGAATGGATCGCAACCGAGACCTACTGGATCGGCCAGATCGTGCGCTTTCCAGGCACCGCGCTCTGCTTCACGAGCACGGTAAACAACAACCTTGGCAACGACCCCTCGACCGACTCAAACAACTGGTCGGCCAGTGGCACGTCTAATCCGAGCATTGCCAGCATGGGCTCTAGCCAATCCGTGGCAGTCGACGGCGTTGGACACACGTTGGCGTTTAACTCTTCGGAATACGATCCGTTTGCCCGCTACAACACCTCGACTCGCCGCTATACTGCTCCGATTGCCGGTGCCTACCTCATCACCGCAAACACCCAAGTTGATAACGTCAGTGGCACCGCTGCGACAATGGAGTTGTCCCTGACCGCCGTGAAGAACGGAGCCACAGTGTTGCGCGCAGCAGGTGTGGCAGTTTCCTCCCCTCCGGGTGCCCGCTGGTATCCCCAGCTCAACACCACCGTGGTGCTGGCATTAGGCGACACCGTCGAAATCCAACTTACAGCCGAAGACGGCATCGACACAGGTACCGTCACCGTCTCTAATTCCGACTGGTCGATTCACAAACTCCCATGAGCACTCTGTCGCAAATCCCGATCCGCCTCCTGCTCAGTCCGGTTTCTAATCCGCCGAACTCTCCTGTCGACGCCAACACCGGCCTCGCCGCCCAATGGTGGCGCGGCGGTGCCGTGGCCTTGCAGGTCGGCATCTTTGACTTGTTCGGGGCCAGTGTGGACCTAACAAATGCAACCGCCGTTCAGCTCGTGATGCAGGATACGCCATTGAGTCCGAACGTGCTTCTCAACAAGTCGGTGCTCACGGCCAACATCATCCCGACAATTACCTCGGCGGGCTGGAACGCTGGGACTCAACAGCAACTCACTTTTAACCTCTTGAATGGCGAAACCGACTTTGACCTTGGAGGTCAAGCCTCCGCTCAGTTTTGGTTGTCCATTCGCGTTTACACGAGCCAGTCAGCTTACCTGATATATGGGGCAGGCTACGTCACCATATTCAGCCCCGGAGCTGCGCTGCCGTTGCCAAACCCGAGCTTAGTCTCCCTGCACACTCAAGCAAGTGCAGGCGCAGGCATCCTCACCGTCACGCCTACCACGGTGATCCACACCGAGCAAATCACCATCACTGGTGGGGCAAACGTGCGCAATGTTGTCGTGGATTCGACCGGCCTCCTTGCGGGTTCCCGAATCAACCTCGCGCTTGTGTTCGGAGTTGTGACCAATGGAGTCACGATCAACATTTACAACAACTCAACTGCGGGCACTTTGCTCTTCACGTTCATCCGAGCAGGGGACGAGCCCAACGCCCTTTTTGAACTCGTAGCAAATGGGGCTAGTGGATTCCTGAAAGTTGAACAAGTCATTCCCGCATTCTACGTCCCATGAAAAAACTCTTACTTGCCCTCTTGGCCGTTGCGAACTTACACGCACAGGTCAATGTTCAGAAGGCGTCAGGCACCAACGAAATCAACGCCTCGTTGGTCATTGGCAGCGGCAAAACTCTGACTACTTCGGGCAACGGCACCATTGCGGCTACGTCTGCGCCCGCCTCTGGCATTACTGGTGTTGTCGGGGTTGCCAATGGGGGCACAGGCATCTCCACAACTCCCACAAACGGGCAGTTGCTCATTGGCAACGGCACAGGGTTTACGGCCAGTACGCTGACCGCTGGTTCGGGAATTTCGATTTCTAACAGCGCAGGCGCAGTTACCATCACGGCAACTGACGGCAACATTGCGCTTGACGACGGCACAGAGGCGGCTCCCTCGCTCAACTTTACCGACGACCCCAACACCGGACTCTACCGGCCAGCGGCGGATACGGTCGGCATCGTGGGCGGAGGTCACGACATCCTGCGCCTGACCGACGTGGCAAGCGCGACGGACTACGTCCAAATCAAAAACGGAATCGGCATCGGTAGCCCGCTCCACATTCTCGCCGAGGGCGCGAGCGCGAACATCGGGATGCACTTGCAGCCCAAAGGCAGCGGGCTTCTCACGATCTCGGACGGCACGGATTTCAACAAGGGCATCCGGTTCCGGTCCTCGTCGAGCCTAGCCAACGCGGTCACTTTGATCGACGCCGTCTCGACGGCCGGCCGCGTGGTTACGTTGCCCGATGCAAACGACACGCTCGTGGGACGTGCGACCACGGATACGCTGACGAATAAAACGCTCGTCGCTCCCGCGCTTGGCACCCCTGCCAGTGGAGTTGCAACCAATCTGACCGGCTTGCCCCTCACGACGGGAGTCACTGGCGTATTGCCAGGGGCAAACGGTGGCACCGGCGTGGCCAACACCGGCAAGACGCTTACCATTCAGAACTCCCTTACGTTTTCTGGCACTGACGGCTCAACTTTGAACATCTCCACTGGTGGCACACTGGGGACTGCGGCATTCACCGACGCCAGTGCCTACCAAGCAAACGGGGCAAGTATCTCTTCCTTGGCGACCCTCTCGGCGGTAGCCACCACAGGATTGACGACTCCCACGATTCGTGTATGGGTTGAGTCGTCGGACGCAACTTCGCAAACGTGGGTGCTCAAGGCGGGCACCGACGCCACTGATACGGGGAGCGTCCAACGACCTGACGACTACAACGCCTCTACCAATGCCAAAGTCTGGTATCGCGCAGGATAATTTACACCTATGAGCACCTTCCGACATTCCTCCAGCGGAGCATCCAAAACCCTCGCTGTCGCCGCCTCGCCCGTCAACTTCATCGCGGGCGATTTCACCACTCCCACCGAACCCTACTTGCGCCTCCAAGTGCAGGTCGATTCTGTCTACGTTACCTATGACGGCACCACGCCTTCGGCCACAAATGGGGAGATTCTCACTGCGGGAATCGGCGGTTACTTCCTCAAGACTGACGTGCTGAATTGGAAATTCCTTCAAGTCACAACTGCTGCAAAAGTTTTTGCGCAGCCTTGCGACATCATCAGCCCAAACAACGGATAAACTACCATGCTCACCGCAACCGCAGTCGCGTCACGGGGTTGGCTGGGCGAATACGGTGGGGTTGCCCCCACTTACCCAGTCGTCGTCAACAGCAACATAACTTCGTGGGCGCAGCTTGCCGCAGTAGGGACGACAGCCCTTTCAGTCTCTTCCGTCATTGCCTGGATCGAAGCCGCCACCCTGATCCTGATGGTCACTCAACTTCTTGCGGGCACTGATGCCACGGACACCGCTGCCGGAATTCAAAGACCCAATGATTACAACGCTTCTACCAATGCCAAAGTGTGGTACCAAGTTGGATATGTCCCTTAATTTACCAATGAAAAAAGTCACCCAGTCTCTTCTTGCCCTGCTTTTTGCTGCCTTGCCGGTTACTGGCTTTGCCGCTGCTGCCGACGTGCTGTTCTCACAAAAGAACTCCTCCAATACCGCTTGGGCAAATGTCATCGTGGCTCCGACGGCCAGCTCGGCGCTGGCGTTTAACAGCAGCAAAGTGCCGATCAGCACGCAGGCGCTCACGTTGTTGAGCGTCACCGCCCCCGCCGGTATCGACCTGACGCTCGCGGGCGGCAGCAGCGGCGCGAGTCTGGTGCTGGGGGCGGGAAGCGGGGTAGCGTCCTTAAACCGCCGAATCGCAATCACGGCGACGGATAGCACCCCTCCATCCTCCGGCACGACGGTTGTGGGCGGTGCGCGCATCTCGTCGGCTAATAACGTCGCGCTTGATTTCGGGGTGGATGGCAGCGCGTCTCCTTTTCCCGGCTGGATACAGGTAAGCGACGCGCTCAACCAAGCAACGCACTACCCGCTCGTCTTGCAGGGAACGGGTTCAAATGTCCTCATCGGCACCACCAGCGAAACCGGCCTCACCGGAGCGGGCGGACTGAAGATTAACTCCTCCACCGCAGGCGCAGCCAGCGCAGGCGCGCTAGTGGTCACGGGCGGGCTGTCGGCGGGCAACAACGGTAACGCGAGCTATTTCGGGGGCGCGGTGACAGCGGCAGTCGTGACCTCAACCGGAGCAGGATACACAAACTCAGGTTTTCAAATCACCAACACATCCGCCTCCCGCACGTTTGGACTTTTCCTGTATAACACAAGTATCTTCACTATCCGCGACGTGACTGGGGCGGCTGACCTTTTTGCCATTACCACAGCAGGAGCCGCCACCTTCGGGGGCGCGGTGACGGCAGGGGGCACCATTAAAGCTGGTGCTGGTTCGGGAGAAACGCTTTCCGCAGGGTCCGTGGACGTGGCCAAGGACATCGGTATCGCATCAACTCAAGGTATTGTGCAGGGTGGAGCGCGAATCGTCACCTTTACCTCGGGAGCCGCCACCTTCGCGGGCGCGGTGACGAGCACGGGCACGCTCACCACCTCTTCTGGCCGTGTTGTCGCGACCTCGATCAAGACGACCACCTACACGCTCGCGACCACCGACCATGTAATCGTGTGCAACCACGCGAGCACGCCGTTCACGGTCACGCTCATTGCCGCCAGTGCTAACACGGGTCGCGTCTTCGTGGTGAAGAACAAGGGTGCGGCCACGGTCACGCTCTCCGCCACAAGCCTGGGCACCATCGACGGCAGCAACACCCGCGATCTTTCGACCAATCAGTCCCTCACCCTGTGCTCCGATGGAGTGCAGTGGAACATCATCTAAAATTGTAACCAAATCTATAATACCATGAGCTACGAAGCAGCACAAGTTTCAGTTATTCCCG